AGCGAGGACGGCGGATTGAAGCTGATCGGGTGTCATGTCAGTACCCTGCGGGGCCAGTGGTTGCCGTTCCTGCGATCACGATCGAATAGGCGACGGAGCCGGTCGGCCCGGTGGCGCGGATCGTCACGGCGCACTCCGTGCTCGTAACGCCCCAGGCGTGCGTCTGCTGGACGCCGAGCAGCTCGCCGCCCGGCCCGACCTCGCCGGCGACACGGCCCCAGCCGTTCGTGCCCGACGGGCCGACGACGATCCGCGGGCCGGTGACCGTTTCGTTGTTGGCGATCCTGACGAGCCGGACCTGCCGCATCGTCTGGATGCCGGTCGCACCCTGGATGGTGTCGGCGAGCGAGAGCAGATCGAGCGTCTCGGACGCCCCGACCGCCAGCGAGCGATTGGACACCCACAGTTGGTCGGCGATCGGCCCGGAGACGCTGTTGAGCGGCATTGCCGAACTGACGGAGACGGCCCGCGTCGAGCTGCCGACGGTGCCGGTCTGCGTCTGCGTCAGGCTCGTGGTGGTGGATACGATTCCGTCGAGAGAGTCAGGCATCGAGAATCTCCGTGCGTCCCCGTGCAATCGCTCGCCGGACTTCGGCCACCGTCCACCCGAGCCGGTAGGCAATCACCTCGATCTCGCGGTCAGTCCGTTCCGGTCGGGAGGTAATCCGGCCTGACTTCTCGCCACTCGTCAGCAGTCGCTCGAGCGACACGAAGTCCCCGGCGGATGCCACCGCTTCCCGGCCGTTGGGCCCGGTTCGCCAGTGCGTCGGCCGTGAGATCATGCGTCACCTCCCACCACGCTACGGCTCACGTGACGCGGTCCGCAGGGGGTGCGGACGCCTGGCACTCGGCGAGACACGCCGCGTAGCCGGCGAGGTCAACGGCGTTGTCGGGGTGGGGCCGCGGCCCGAGGTCGCGGGCGAGCTTGTCGAGCAGCATGATCCGAGCCCAATCGGACGTTGTCAGCGGCCGTTTCAGCACAGAGGCAAACAGGCTGTTGACCATGCCCACCGTCCTTTGAAAATGCTCCTGCGGCGGGCCGTACACCCGGTGCCGATCGAGCACCGCGGCCCGCGCCGTGTCGAGGAGCTGCACGGCCACCGGCGGCCCTTCCGGCTCCTCGATCAACGTCGCCTCCGGTTCGACCTCGTCGCCGGTGAAGTGCTTCAACTCCCGCTCGCCCCGCAGGATGTGATCGGCCGGGTATTCCGTCTGAATGACGACATCCGCGGCCGCCGCGGCCCGCGTCGCAGCGGCTTTTTTTTCGTGTTCCGCTTTGTCGAAGCCAGCGCGAAAGCACGGCGGGTCTTCGCAGCTGTACTTCCACGGCTCAGCCGGGGAGCTTCGCTTCCAATACTTCCCGGCCCCGTTGCAATACGGGCACGTAGGCACCAGCCCGACGATGCCGCGGCACGTGTTGCACGGGACTTCGATTCGTGGTGGGTATTCCTCTGCCATCTTCCGTTGCTCCTGAATGTGTCGCACCAGCCGCCGAGCATCGCCGGCGAGGCTGCCGAGTGTGCCCGTCCAACAGTTGGCCGCACCGGCCCTCTGGATGCGTTGGTCGATCGTAACGATGTCGGCGTCTGTCACGATTGCCTCACTCGGCCCGCCTGGATGCGAAAGTTCTCCACGTCAAACGAGCGGTCGGCGTGGACCGTCACGATCGCTGCGCCTTGATTCCATTTGTTAAGGCGAGCGTAAGCCGGGCGCATGTCACACAAGCAGCCCGTCGAGAAGCACACCGTCTCCGATCCCATCATGTCAGGCTCGGAGTGTGTGCTGGTGCGGTGCCCGTGGCCCTCGAGGACGGTGTGATGCAGCCGCATGAAAGCCCCGCGGGCTTGATTCACCGGCGAGCTGATGCCGTTGCCCTTTTCGTGCCCGTGCAGGACCGGCAACGCACCGCAGAGGACGATCCGCTTGTCCTTTACCAACTCGATCCCGAGCCGCTCGAACCCATACCAATTGTCGATTCCCATGATTGGGTCATCGCTGATTTCAGGGGCGTGCTGAAATAGCCACGATTCCCAGCGCTCTTCGTGGTTCCCGAGTTTGGCGACGATCCGAATGCCGGGGAACTCTTGGCGAATCCATTTCAAGAGATCGCGGCCCGCGTGCAGCTCGTTGCGGAAGTTGCGGTACTTCGGATTCTTCTCGTGCCGGCTGATCGAGTAGAAGTCGGCCCAATCGCCGTTGAGCAAGAGAGCGTCGATCTTCTCGCCCTGAAGGTGATCGACTGCGGCCCGCAGCGCCGTCTCGTCGTGGTACGGGACGTGAATGTCGGACAGGATGCCGACCTTGCCGACGATCCCGAGATCGAACGGCAGCCACGGCTCGGCCTGCGATGGCGGCATGGCCAGCCGCTGGCCTGCCGGCCGCGGCTCGCGGTGTAGTCGCTTGCTGGGGGCTTCCTTCCGCCTGGCGGACCCGCACAATCCGAGAGCGAGTCGCACCCGCGTCCTCGCCTGCTCAAGGGTCAGTGCCCCGTTCGTCTCTTCGACGATCCGGCGGGCGAGCGTCCGAGCCGGCGCGTCCGGGTGTGCCTCGACGATCCGGCGGACAATCGGCGTGATCTGGTCGCCGGCAGCGGTGCCACGTCTAGCCATCCTCGTCCTCCTCGCGGGTCACCCCGAACGCCTCAAGCACGGCCGACGCCTCTTCCGCGAACTCCGTCACCTCGCCCTCGTCGAGACACCACCACCGGGCGTGAATCAGCTCGTGCAGCAAGACTTCAACGAAGTCCACGCCCACCAACTTCTCGCTGACGCGAATCGTCCCCGTCTCGTCGTTGCAGTCGCCCAGGCGGTCGGCGGGCACCTTGCAGACGCGGATTCGCCACTTCTTCTGCCCGATGTGGACCGTGGCCGTGCGCTTCGCCATGCTCGCCTCCGCGGTCAATCGTGACGGTGGGGACGGTCACCCCGGCGGGGGTGTGGCGGCGGCCCGTGCCGCTTCGATGGCGCGGCCGACCATGATCCGGGCCGCGGTGGCGATGAACGGAAGCCCCTTCTTCTCGGCGGCTTCCCGAAGGTGCGAGACGATGTCCTCGATGTGGTCCCAGCAGGAATCGCCCCAGGCGTCCATCTGCGCGGCGAACGAATCGCAGCCGCAGGAGCCGTCGTCGCGGATTCCCCACCATGCGAGCGTGCGGCGGAGTTGGCAGCCGGGGCCGCAGGTCGTCGGCAGCGGCTTGCGGCATTGGCGGATCGCATTGCGGATCTTCGACACGAAGCCGCAGCGGGGGCAGGTCGCGTCGGGGGCGGAGAGGTCGCAGCGGGTCATGCTTCGATCTCCCAGTCGAAGGCGTTTTCGATTATTGTTCCGCCGTTTACCCGAACTCTTCCGTTCGTTCCACTGAACAATACGCCCGACCCGCAAATAGAGAATTGCGAGTTGGGGGGGAACAATTCAAACCCGCCACAGACCCCACCTATCTGCACATAGTGGCCCATGTAAAAGCCGTGGTTTTCTGTTCCGTAGCTGTTTATTGCGATTGGAGCCCAAAGCAGTGCTCCGAGAGGATTTTCAAACGAAAAGCAAAGATTGCTGTTCCAGTAGGTGTAGTAGTAATTGCAAAAACCAGGAGCCCTCTCAAGGACATACGTTCCTTCGATATCCATTGGTGTTGGGGAATCGTATGTCGGCCCTGTGTAATTACTGATCGTCAGGTACGCCACGTTTGGCGGCGCAAGACCACTGCAAAACGTCGCGCACGGCGTCCCCTCCTCGTAGCACTCCCGCACGATCCCATACAAAACGTGCTGCCGCCTTTGCGTATTCCAGTTGATCGTGGCTCGGATTGAGAAAGACGCAGACTCACACTGAGGCGCTATTGAAATACCGCCCTCGTACCGCCGCGGGTCGTTGCTGCTCTGGTCACCGCCACCGGTGACAAGAGGAATAGAAACGCTTGTGATCTGCACTTCGCCGTCGGCAGGCACGATCACACGGTCGCCAACAATTACAGCCCCGCTGCTAACCTCCACGAACACGCCTTGAAATGTCAGCGCCGTGGACGGCGGCGGAATCGACTGCACACCGACCCCGTATTGGTTCCGCCAGAACGACACCGTGACTCGACACGGGAACCGAGTCTGCGTGCTGTCGAGCGTAAACGACCCGGTGATCTGCTGAAACCACGGCCCAGTCCCGTCCATGCCGTTGTAAGGATCAGACGTGTCGGAATCGCCGGTCGCCGATAGGTAGCCGTCGGACGTGTTCCCCGCCTCTGCACCCTCGAAGTATCGGGTGTAGACGGCCTCAAACGCCGTCCCGGTATGCGGGTTCGTGCAAGTGCGCTCGCACGGATCGCACGGCACACACGTGCATTGCTGGCAGCCGCCTTTTCCTCCGAGCAGCATCACGCACACTCCGCCCATTCGAGATGCCACGTCCCGTCGATGCTCTCGCATCCGACCCAATACCCGCCGGTCGGCCCCGTCACCGTCTGCGCCCGGTTGATCGCAATGAACTTCGCCGGCCCGCTGGCCCCGGTGACCGCCTGCGACCCGTCGCCCTTCCACTGCGTCACGCTCGCCGTCGAGCCCTTCGACCACGTGCCCGTGACCTTCCCGAGCCGAATCGACGCCCCGCCAGCCCCGCCGAACCGCACGATGGCCCACTTGCTCGCCCCGGTGCCGGACTCTTTCCAGAGAATCTGAGCTTCGCCGCTCGATGCCGAGGTCAACTGCGTGAGGTCGCCGTCCTTCGCCGTGGCGAACGTGTCGGACTCGGCGACGACGTTGATCTTGGCCTGCACCACCCCCGCCACCGCCACCCGCCCGATCTTCCCGGCCGCGATCGGCTCGACCGCGACCACGAACGACGAGCCGCCAGTCGGCAAGCCGCCGGACAGCACCGGCTGGTCTTGGAACTGCTGCGTGGCGTTGCCGGTCGCACCCGAGGGCGTGAACACCACGCCGGCGACGGAAAGGACGCCCCAGCGGTTGACGGTGCCGGTGGTGTTGTTCTTCGCCAGGATCGGTGTGTACGGCTTGGGGCCGTCGGACGGCCCGTCGGCAGTGCCGTTCGGCCGCTGGCCTAGGACGATGTTCGCGGCCTCTTGAGCGCGGTTCAACGCACGGGCTGAGAGCTGCCCCTTGATCGGCCCCGGAGTTACGCGGCCGTCGCTCATGCCACACCGATGCCGATCTTCGAGAAGTCGCCGTCGGGATAGACCTTGTTGACGTAGACGAACAGCGGCTTGCGGATGACGATGTTGTTGTTCTGGTCGTCTTGCGTGGCGTACTTCACCCACAAGAAGTCGTGGCCGTACTTGTTGTAGGCCGCAATGTCGCCGATAGGCTCCGGCGGTAGCGACGCTCCGAAAGCCTCATTACCTCGATTGGGAGTGGCCGAGAACTTGTAGGCAAGCGAGAACGGCCCGTCGCCCCGCTGAGCGTCCCACTCCTGCGATCCGGTCATCCCCAGGAAGAGCACTTCGTTCTTGCGAAAGCCCCGGAATGCAGCGTCGTTGACGGTGCCGGTTAGCAGATGCACCGCCCGGATGTAGGCAGCGGTGACGTAGGAAGACGGAACGTCGTAGGACTCCGTCCACGTGAGCTGCGGCACAACGATATCGACACCGTTGACGCCGCGGTCGTCCACGTTCACCGCGCCGTACATCGTCGGGATGTTCTGGCCCTGAAGCTCCCCGGCCGGGCCGTAGACCCTCTCGCCGGCCTCGCCGCCCCTTGACTGCGTCACCGTCTGCGTCCCGCCGGTCGTGTCAAACGACCGCACCCGCTTTAGCGGCCCAGACTGCGTCGGATCGTCGGCACCGATTTTCTCGTAGTTGACCGTGACCTTCCACAGATCGTCGGCGTCGTGCTCGAGCGAATAGCTCTCGGCACGCAGCCGTACGAGCGGCTGCCCAGGATAGGTCCAGTACTGGTAGAGGTTGCTGATCCGGCTGTTGATGTCAGCGTGGATCACGTCTTCGTTCGTAGAACCGACGATGTTCCACACCCGCGAACGGATGGACGCATCGCGGCGACCGAGACGGAAGATCGTCGCGGAACGGCTCGTTGTGTCTTCGATCCACTGAATGGCCATGCCGTTTTCCTCAGGGGCCGATGCCACCGACGCGGGCCTGCCGTTGCAGCTCCTCGCGGATACGCTTTAACTCGTCGAGCTGCTGCTTCTCGACGCTGCCGGTGCCGAGCTGGCCTAGGCCGAACGCCGAGAACGTGCCGGCGGTCTCCGTCTTGAGCGTGCCAGCCGCCATAGGTGCCTGCGGAACCGGGAACCGATTGACTTGTGCTTGCAGATTTCGGTTGGCGTCGGCCACCGCCTGGGCACGCATGCCGACGTTGGCAGCCGTCCGATCCGCACGCTCCCGCCGCAGCCGGTCCGCTTCCTCCGACATTGCCGCTTGCCGGTCGCGGCTGTCCTGCTGCATCTGCGCCTTTTGCTCGTCGGTCAGTCCGGTACGGCCGGCAAAGCCCGGACGATCGCGGCCACGCTGATCAGCGTTGGCAGCGTTCACGGCATCGATGCGAGCGAACTCCGCCTTGGCGGCTTCGTCGGATGTTCTGCCCATCCGCCGCCACATCTCGGTCCACCCCTTTTGGATGATGCCAGTGGTGTTGTCCCAATAGGCCATCATGGCATTCAGGACGTTGTCCATCGCCCCTAGGATGTAGCCGCCCCACTCCGACGTGGCCATGTCCACCCACATCTGGTCCCACATCTGAGCCATGCCGATGCCCATGTCAGAAAAGACGTTCTGCACGGCCTCAATCCACGGATCGAGCGATCCCATGATCGCCTGCTCGCCGCGAGCCCACGCCGCGGCCCAGCCGGCCCACAGCACATCGACGGCCCCGGCGAGGTCGCCCGCCGCGATCGCCCGGTACACGCCTTCGACGGTGAGATTGACGGTGTCGAGAAGATCGCCGAAGACGGCCGTCAGATTGCCGATCGGATTGGCGAAGGCGTTGCCGATCACGCCAGCCAACTTGCGGAAGTCCACGCCGGCCAGCGCCGCGCCGGCTGCCAGCCCGCCGAGGACCGCCACAGCCGCCAGCACCGGGCCGCTCGTGGCAAACGCCCCGACAGCGATTGCCGC